GGAAATCACAGTCCCCAGTCCACCTCTCTACATTACCTCTACAAACGACGTTTCAAAATGTTTAACATCATCTTAGCTTTGTCTATTGAAATCTCGTGCTTCGTCTCCCCTACCCCGAAATCAAGCGTGACCGCCATCACACGTTTTCTAACATCTACCTGGGCCATTTGGCAATTTCTACCTTTTAAATGGTGTCCCGTTTGGATCGCCATATTAATGATCATTCACAATGCTTTTCTTTTGTTGTCGTATGTAGAGGGTTATTGTTACCTTGCATACCATGGCCCACGCTCATTTAAACGTTTTCCTACTGTTGCGTGTTTGTTGGAGTGGGGTTATGATTTCCATGTTGAGAGCAAAGGTAACGGTGTTTGGCATGCAGTGGATTCTTCGGATCTATCGTTGAACGAGATCCCTTTGTCTGACGTCGTGGGTGCTACTCAGCAAGATTTTGAAAACCTGGCAAATTTTGCTCGCGACATCTCAGCTCGCATGCCAGTGGCTGGACAACTCAATGGTCAATTGAGCCGTTATGTCGGTTCAACGGCATTAGAGTTACCAATATTTCCGCGCCGACCACACTTTCATAGCATACATGCTCAAAGGCGGATCCGTGGGGATGAGGAGGAGGCTTATGGTCATGCTATCACTAGGCCCATGAACACTGTCTCAGCCTTGGAGGCTTCGAAGGTGTTGTTGTCTGGGATGGAGGTCCTGGGTTCGACAGAAGAGCGCGCGGCCGTTGCTCTTGATGCTTTTTTTGAAGGTATCGCTACTTCCGTGCCACCATCGTCGCCACAGTACCATAGATTGTTGGCGTTGATAGGTCCCATGCGTTATTCTCCGCGAGTAGAAGAACATAGGGCGGCAGGGACGATTCGCCGTGCAGCACTCAATCATGCGATCACGACTTTGCAGGGTGCGATAGTGGGGCTCATATCCCCAAGCAAGGCAGAGATGCATGCGTTTCCCAATGCCGCAATTTGGGAGTACACAGATGCTCTCGATGCGTCGAGGAGAACCAAGCACTGTGCGCAATGCAAAATGCCAACGTGCGGAGTTCGTGATGCTGCTGCTAAAGCTGGGCGCGTACTGCGATCCAACGACTGGCAACGTGCAGCTGGACATTTCAAGCGGTTCGAGGTCAGTTCGTTGCTGATGATAAACATCGAGCCAAACATAGATGCACGTACTATCGTGCAACTGATGGTCAAAGCAGAGGTCTACAACGCCTTGTCTCAATTTTCTATAGATTGGCGTGCTCTGATGGGCCGTAAAGTGTACGATTCACTCACTGAGATGACGACTGAGTTGGCGTTTGGGAAAGTTGTTTCATCGTTTCATGATGGTGGTGACTACGTGCAGGATTTGCAGAAGGTCCGTCAGTTGTTTGCGCCTACGTTTGCGTCAGGACATTCATTACGTCGAACTATCATCTTTGGAGACCATGCTTCACAGTACCACAATTTGACTCTCAGTGCTGGTGGGTCGGCTACCCGCTGCTTGCCTTCGTATGAGCACTATTATTTCATACGGCTTATCATGCCTGACATGACGCGGCCTGTTGTGCTTGTCGAGAAGAAAGGTTTTGATAGAGTGATGGCGACCTACAGGACCCAAGCCATCAAGGATAAGATGGTGGCACGTATCGTGCTGCGGCAGTCGGTTGTCACGTATTCTATTTCGGGCACACAGGTCACACCGCGCATCACTCTTTCGGAAACCGAGGCGCAGGCTTTGGGTACTTGGATAGAGGTGTATTCTGAGGTGCAGGATGCACTGGCGGAAAATCATGCTGAAGAGTTGCGGCCGAAAACTACTACTGAGACCGTCAGAAAGTCAATATATGCGTCTGTTGCCGCAACGCTCGCTGCGACGACCACCGGGACTATGGCGCTGGGAGCTATGTCCAGCATGGAGGCTCTGATGAGGATTTATCGCACGGACATTGGTCAGATGACGTTGGATCAAATGTCCGAACGTGCGATGGAGGAGCACTTCGGAGCCAAGATCGAACCGGCATCACTGGTGAACGTAGTTGTGAGTGCTTGGTCGACCCTCTTTGGGTGGGTTGCTTCTCCGCGCAAGTGGCAACAAGCGATAGAACATGGTTTCCGGGAGTCATGGGCCATTTCCTTTTCGTATGTTGATGTGGTTGGTGTTGCTGTGATGCTGGGAATGAGGTATTCAATAGACGCAACTAGGGTGTTGGTCGATTGCACCATTACTGTGGCAAGGATCATGGGAAAACAGGACGCTGTGAAGAAAATAACAGCGTTTCTTGACTACCTAGATTGGTCCAACCAAAAAATGACAAGATTCTGGGTCGCTGTCCAAGATGCACAAGACCTTGATTTTCAGGCTGCCGCAATAGATATTGTGGAAACTTTTTTCAATGTCTTTGCCGTTGACCATGCGGTGGATTTGCAGAGGTTTCGTGAGAAGAACCTGCTGCCAGAAGACCAAATTGTAGAACTGGAACTGAACGCTGAGTTGCCATACTCAGACTTCCTTTCTGAGGTAAAACTTTTCCTTGGTAAATTTAACTCTCATGTTCGACGTGGTGCTGCGGCATCGGTTCTCCTTAGTGCTTTCCACCATGATTGTCGTGCGGCGAGTGGCACTCAAAAAACCAAGATGATACACATGCTCAAGAAGGAGTTAGCAAACATTGAACCAGAGAGTTTCAAAGGTTTGCAGTTCGCGCTTGGCGGGGCACCGGATTTGATTCCCATACCTCTCAGACCAATAGACAACCAAGACATCCGTGAATGTTTCAAACTTGGGAAGATATCTTTACCTTCACCAAATGGTGAGTATCGGTTGCATAGACTCACGCAAGCAAATGGTGAGTATGATTTTTCTCCCATTCATAAGTTGATGGACTTGCAACATGGTGCGACGGTAAACGCAGAGAACCTAGCTGGGCCAAATTACATCTCACCAGACGCTCGTGGGGCACAAATTCAGCATGCTCTGATAGAAGCTGTGGTAGCTGCGGACTTGGGCGCACGCTTGTGCAATGATGCGGCTATGGTGCCTTGGTATCAAGCTCAGTTAGCTAACCCGGGGATAGATTACGTGGCTGACATTTTGCGCAAGTCAGAGGCATTGTTCACACAACCATCAGTCAAGAATTGGCTTGCCCATATCACTGGGCTCGCCATGGGTGGCAAGTCCAAGGTGCCACGCACATGGATATCTGTGAATGATTTGGTAGTGGTGCCCACGCGCGAGCTCAAAGAAGAGTGGCAAGAGAATCTGGGGAAACTTGAACCTTTACGTCGGGCTACAGTAGTCACCCAGCATGAGGCGTTGGTCACCAAGTATGCTTCTAGGTATGTCATCATAGATGAGTGTTACGCTTTTGACCCGGAGCATTTACAGGCCATCGCCAATAGGCATTCGCGCAGCAAGGGCGTTGTGACCATTGGTGATAGGCGTCAAATATCCAATGTCTTTTCACCAACGCAACTGAAACTCATAGCCTCTGACGCACCTTGTGTCATGATCACACCAACGACTTTTGTTGGTTGGGATGCTGCAGTTACTTATCTGCATAGCACTGTGACGGACACTTTTGTTGAGGACTTGTTCTGCGGCTCTGAGGATGCAGAAGCGATGTGCTACACTTTGACAGCCGATGACACTTTGTTGCCAGGACAAGGTGACATTGCGATGCAAGGGACGCAAATCGGGAAAGAAATGGTGCTACAACGAGGTGTTAAGGCTGCGACTGTTCACGAATGCCAGGGGCGTCGTTCTGAGTATTCGGTCATACACGGCTTGGGTAGGGCTCTAGGTGGTGATTTGCGGTGGCTTGGACAGGCTGAACAAGCATCGCATTGCGCTGTCGGCTTCACTAGAGCGAGAAAGAAGACAATCTTCGTCGTCGAGGGGGTCTCGGTCTTGACCAATTTCCGGTGGTTTGACGACACTTCTGTCAACGGACGTCTGCCTGATACAGTGATCATGGGGGGCACTTCCTGGGATTTTTGTGAAGTTCGTGCTGAAAGCGAATCAACTTGGGTCCACGTACACGAGCCTAACATCATAGAGTCTAGTTTGGTTGAACAACCATTGACAGATCCTGTGACAGTAGCTACGGTGTTTACTGCTTCAGGTGAGCCGCTGTCGACTTCAGAAATTCGCACTAATGTAGAGTTGGTGTCTGGTGTGAGCTTCCGGGATGAGGGAATTGCACACTCCGACACTTTCGACAATTACACGTTTCAGCCACGCGATGTCCCTGGAGCGGACCAGGTCCAAGCATTGACACGTAGTGTCCCCGATGTTCGCACTAGACCACAAGATTATGTAGATGCAGAGATAATAGTGGAATGGCTTTTCGAGGAAGTCATCGACAAGAAACTTTTCTTTGCGCATATCAACAACTCGCGCCGTGCTGCCATACATAGACAAACTAGACAGCAAGCGATAGATGGGTCTTATGCTAACTATGAGACAGCAGCATCAACTTTATCATTCGCATTCTTGAAACCAGAGTTCGCAAAGAAACCTTCGGAGATGAAAGATGGTCCCTCGGAGTTGAAGGCTCAAGGTGTCGTTTCAGCAAGTGATTTGCAACAAGCGATATTTGCAGACACATGTGACGCTTTGACTCATGCTTGGGCTAGGTCTATGCAACGCGGGAAGCTGTCACCTGTTGGACTTCGTGAAGAAGAAGTTGAGGATTTCTTGGCCACGTTTGAGTCATCTGTGGAGTTGGACATCGAGAAGCAAGATTCGTCACATCGCCCTGTGCATGTAATTGTGGCATCGATCTTTCTTGAGATGGCGGCAGATAAGCAGGGTCTTGGGGCACTTGCGAAGGAAATTAGAGATGAACGTCGAGTGCGGATGATGGGCTCTCCGTTCAAGTTCGTGCTGAACAAAGCTTTGGCTTCCGGTGACCCTTGGACTCTCATCATCAACAAGATTATGGCTTTTAGCTCACTGATCAGTGTTGCAAGACTCAAGGACGTCAAGGTATGTCAAAGTGGAGATGATGTCACCATGGACCGCGAGCCCGAGTGGCGGGGCAAGGGTCTGACTGATCAAAGCAAGGCGAACGCTGGACTCACGTGGAAAGTGGAGGAGAGGACGCAGCGACAAAATGGTGTGACTTTCATTAGCCGGGCAGTGTTGCCACATCGAACTGTGGTATACAAGGCACTCCGTACCATATTGAAGTATGCTTACCGCAAGCGCAACCAAATACAACACGCAGGAATCACAGCGGATGCCAAGCGCATTGAGGCGTTGGCTGCTCGACATGGGTTGCAGGCCTATTGCGAGGCGAGGTGTCAGGTGTGGGGTGGTGATCCAGTAGTTGTCTTTGATTTGTGGACTAGGGCCTTGGCCATTGCTCGTGCTGATTTTGCTTCTTTGCCTGACACGTTGCGTTCTGAGGAACCATGACAGTACACTGTACGTGAGAGGAATGGTGGTTGTTTCGGCTACGCATTGGCTAATTGCGTGAGAACAAATGTGGCGGCGATCAATGCGATTGCGTCGTATCGTGGCCCTGTGAACCAGACTTTGGCATTGAAGGTGTGCAGGGAGAATGGGGTTCCCCTCATTATCATGAATGAACGTTTCGCGCAGCGGTCCCGCAAGCGGCTGATTGACCAAATGGATAGGAGAAAGATATCACGTTCATTCGTAGTGGTATATGAAGACCATGCTGTGGCTGTGGTACCAAACACAATCACTTTGCATGGGGCCTTCGGAAAACGGACAATTACGTGGAGGAACACGTTTTCGAAGTACGTGGAGATTACAGATTTTGAGTAATTCTGATTTACACAAGTGTTACTTTTACACGCTCATTAACTCTAACTATCGAGTCAAAATTTAGTCGTCTTATTGTACGAGACCAAATACACAGCCTCTGAGTAGGAATGCAGCGAAACCAACGTAATATCGAGAGATAAGTTGCGTAGCTTGAGCAGCACTGCATTAGTCCAAAAACCAACCGATTAGGTCACTCATGCTTTTCTATAGGTTAGTCGCTATGCGGCGAGACATGGTCGGCCAATCGGGAGTAATCCCCACTGGCATCGCGAAGTTGAGAAATCAATGAGGCGAGGCGACAATCTTTCCAAACTTCTTTTCTGGAAAGTTGCTCGGCCCGAGAGGACGGATGCGCATGTCGGTCTATTCACGGCCTTTAATGGCGATAGGCTTAAGGAGCAAACACCCCACTTTCATGTTGGTTTGGTACCCGACACGCGAACTCCATCGCGAGTGGTTAGCTTACTTCAATTCAGTACCATTGGAATGTCTGACGAGAGCATCGCACACACAATTCGCAATATCCTCAAACAGTGCAACTCCACGACAATTTCAATTGGCCACACTGAGGGTCATTTTCTTTCTTCCAAACAATTTACTGTGCTCGAAGAGTGTGCTGACACTTTGGAGAGTCTCGAATCAGTTGCTGGCATTGACACGCCTTCATCCAGTGCTATTACGCAAGCTTCAACTGAGGAAGACGGAGTTCGTTCACGTAGATTGCAACTTGCTCGCGAGATCAAACAGAAGCAGATACAACTCACTGCTGCTGCCCCTGGCAATCGGTCGCAAATCAACCTTGACATCGGTAAGCTTTTGTCTGAGAGGGCCAAGCTTGATAAACTGATCAAACAATTCGATACTGCAACAATTGTTTGACATGCCTTCTCTCACTTCGACCAGGTTGATTGCTGAGTACGGTTCGGATCAGGATTACAAGTTCGCTGGAGCAGTTCAAGTGAAGACTGCTACAACATTGACCACCACATTTGGCGCCGTGATGCGTTACGAACCTTGGACCAATGCTGGAGCTAAAGAGTTGCTCAAACACCACCCAATTGGCGTTTGGAAGGAACTTTCCGTGCGCCTTGCACCACGTCCTGGCATATATGGGCGTATGTGCACCTTTTATGGCGGGTGGGCGGCTGCTGGTGTAGTCACTCCAACAACCGCAGAAGAAATGGTTGCACTACATGGCGCAATTGACGTCACGTACGGTGGCACTGGTGATCCAGGGACCGTCAAGGTTCAAATTCCTTGTGAATTTGATGACACAATGAAGGACTTGTTGAAGGGACCGGACAATGACAATTCTCGTCCGGTTTTCTTTTATGCCTTCACCGAGACTGACGTGGTCGACAAGCCTGCGAATTCTGACCGTTTTATGCTCACTTTCAAGGGCAAGTACACTCTTCACGGGCGTTATTAGGTGCAACCATGGCTCCTTCTTTCTTTCTTTCGCGTTTTGGAATTTCTCACGTTTCTGAGGATGATGAGAACAGCGGTGATACTGTTCTTATCAACGATCCACCCAAAATTAAGAAAAACCCAAAAATATCTCCATTTGGTTTTGAAGTTTATGACGACGTTGATTCAACATCAACTGTCGGTGCAGATGTTTATGTGCGAGTCAACGGCGATGCAGACAATCCGAGTAGTGCTTGGGAGAAAATTTACAAGGATGATGATGGTGACTTGACAGTTGACATTGACATTGAAGATGCTGTAATGGCACACAATTTTTATGTCAAAATCGGAGACAAACTTGTTAAGGTGCCAAGCAATTCTCGCATCATGGATAAGGACGGTGACGTACAAATCGATGCGACTAGCCTTTTCCTTTCTGGACTCAAGTTGTCCAACATGATGCAGAAAGTTGATGAGCCCAAGCCTATGCCCAAGAATTGGGAGGTAGGGAAATTTCTTTTTGATGCATATGGAAAGATGCATTACAAGACTGCCACCAATTGGGAAGAAATGTTAATGCCCGTTGACGATTCTTTTGTTCCTGGTTATTATCTTTTCAAGTAGTTGTTTGTTATGTGTTATGCCATCACATTTAGTTTAATGGCCAGTAGTTTAGCGTTAGGCGTTTGCTACGGAAAAGTGTTAGAGCACTTGAACTCTATTCGTAATAATATTCTCGGCCTCCAATGGAGTGACACGCAGAGAACGGCG